CTACTGAGCAGCAGGAATATTCTCAGTTGTCCCATCGGAGTACACTTTGATTGTGAGGAGGAGCTTCTTCGTGACAGTCGGCGGCGTAGTAGTAGTATCGACCGGAGCAACCGGCGCCGGCCCGCGGCTGTTCAACAGCATCCATTCGTAGACATTCAGCGCCTTGCCATTCACCTGGCGTGTGGTGGTACCGTTATACATCGCATCCCAGCCGCCGTGGCCGCCGCTGTACACGGTGGTGAGCGCCTGGCCGCCGGCATTGTTGATGGCTGTGGTGTACTTCTTGGCGTTATCCGTGAAACCATCCTGGTCACCAGAGATAAACCATACCGGTGTGTTGTACTTCGCGAAGAGGCCCAGGTTTTGGCCGGCCTGCGCTTCAATGGCTGCCGGAGATAGGCTCACCACGGCAGCTATCTTGCCGGCAAATGATTCGTCCCAGCAGGCGTACATCAGCGAGGTCTGGCCGCCGGATGAAAGACCCGTGGTATAGATCCTGTTAGTGTCAATACGCAGCTTCTGCGTGCTCATAATGTAGTTCCAGGCATAGCGCATGGCTGCCGGATAGGGCGACCAGTTGGCGGCATCCTGCACAGCAATCACGATGAATTTCTCCAGCTTGCCGGTGACCGGGTTCGTAGCTTGCGGCTCCCAGCCGGCTTTGATCCTGCCCAGGAGGTAATTGCTGGTCAGGCGGTTCACGTCCGTGCCGGCTTCCCCGGTGCCATGGAAGTAGATAATTACCGGGTAGTACTTCTTCACGCTGTCCTTGTACTCCTTAGGTGTGAACACCACGGTATTATCCGGGAATGCCGGCAGGGGCCATTGAGTGGATGGGGCCTGAGAGGTAACCATTTGTGCCGATGCTGCGCCGGCCATAAGAGTAAGCAGCAGTAATACTTTGAGTGTCTTCATATTTAAGAGTTGATTGTAAGCATAATTGCACACAGGCCGCCATCGTTGCTGCTGGCCGGGTACTGCGCGTTGAGAGCCATGGAGAGAACGCCAGATCCATCAGCGGCCACGCCATCCCAGGTGAGATAATTCAGGACGTTGTACACGTCATCCACTGAGTTCTTCGTTACGCCACCAATGGTGCCGGTAACGCCGTAATGGGCTGTGCCGCTCTCTGTTTTGTAGTAGGGGAAAATATCCACCCTGCAGGTGGCTCCCGCCGGCAGGCCGGTGAAATTCCAGGTATTGGAAGCATATACCCTGCGGGATTGCAAGAACACGCCACCAGGTAGGCCATGGTAACTGCCAGGCCCTGCGCCGGGGAGATCTGCTGCCCATTGCGTATACTGGCATACGAAAGAAATAGCAGTGGCATTACCATCTGAATCCACCAGGTTGGTGAAAGTAGTGCCGGTATCAGTGGCACTGATCCTGGTGTAATTTCCAGTGGCTGGGTTGGCGCTTGTGCCAAACGCCAGTATAATACGTTGATTCCCATATTGCTGGGCCGACTTTAAGGTGGCAAGCCTCGCTTCCAGCGCTGTTTTGTCGCTGCTGGCCGCTAGCATGCCGGTGAGCCGGTCCGCCGCCAGGTAATGCAGATAGTCCTGAGTGTTCTCAGCGTGGGTAACGTAGTTACCAGCTTCCTGCACACGGCCCAAGCTATGCAGCAGCATCCAGTCCTCTACGTTTAGTCCCAGAAAGTTGGCCGCAGTGGTGAAATTGAATAGGTGCTGATTCCATTCCAGGTAGCTGTGATCTCCGTCATAATGAAACTGCGTTAACGGCGCGATGCGGCCATTTGCGGCGGCCAGGGCATCCACAGCAGCAGCAACGTTCCCCACACCAACACGTTGGTCCTGCAACCCCTGAATGATAATGCCAGGTATATCCTTGATCAGTGAAGCGTTAGCGGCCATGCCGTTAGCCGGCGGAGAACTGATTGCATAGGCGGCAAACCGGGTGGGCTGCTGAATGATCTTTGCAATCACTCCTGCGGCGCCGTCAGAAAGCCCGCACAGATATATTCGGTTCTGGTCTACATTGTAGTTGGCTACCATGTAGGATATGCAACTATCAATGAGATCCAGCCGTTCTGACCACGAGCCAGAGGGAAGCTGCGGAGCAGCACCGCGGCATTTCATTAACTGCCCAGTCGATGAAATGACCAATGGCAACCCATCTTCCAGTACCTTATTGATATCCGTACCTCCCTGGTCAACCCCGTGGAGAAATATCCAAAGGGGCAGCAACTCTGTGCCATCGTCACCGCCTGGAAGTAGGGTATACTGTCGTTGCCCGCTGGCCACATCGTACATATTGTCGTTCGGGCCGCCCGTGCCAAAGAAGCGCTGTGGAAGTGAAATCCCGGAGGTGATTGGTACCCAACTGGTGGACCCGCGCACGTGATCACCTGGTTTCACTGGAACCCACGCAGACCCGTTGAATACCTTCCCGGAACGATCAATAATATCCACCCAGGCGCTGCCTATATATATCTTTAGATTGCTCATATCATGCTGGTTGAATCCACAGGTCGCCGGCGTAATAAGTGCCCCCGGTTGGTTCATCTGCCTGCTCAAATACCTGTATGGACCGGCCGGGGGCGCCGTCATTACCATCATTACCAGGTGTGCCTGGTTCGCCCTGGTCGCCTGGGGGCCCTATCAGGCTGGTGCCAGCGGGCCAGGCGCCGGCGATCTTGGGTCCATAAATGAAATGGGCAGAAGTGTCGATGTAGAAGTTACCATCTACTCCCAGGCCCACATCAGGTGCACCAGCGCCATACAGCACGGTATTGCCGTCTGCGCCATCGCCAGTTGTCTGTATCACGTCAGAAACAGTAAACGTTAATTCGTCGCTCATATCGTAGCGGATTGTTGCACCTGCACATCGCCTGTAGGAGAGTGTTTAACGATGCCGTTAGAGAATATCATTTTAACATCATACCGGTAAAAGCCTGGTAGCAATCCGGCTGAACCATCAACCGTAAGTTGCAAGTCAGAATTATCATCAGGATTAATTGTCAGCCCAGATTCTACGGAAAAGAAAGCCACCTGCACCCCGGCATAGTTTACAAATGAAACCGTAACGGACTGCATTTCACTCCAGTTCAATGGCTGGCCGGCAGCATCCACGCCCTGAATGTGCTTTACTATTTTGTCGCCCTGTTTGAATACGATGGGTTCCATACATGTTAATTTTTTGCGGTGTGGTCCCTGGTTACTTCCAAATCGGTTACTTTTTGCTCCAAGAGTGCAACTCTCACTTTCATTTCACCGTATTCCGCTTCCATCTTTACCTGCCAGGCTCTGTTTTTTTCGCGATCCTCCTTGTTTTCCATCTGTAGGTTGGCGATAGATTCTGCCACGCTGCGGACATCTGACTTCATCATCATAATGAAAACCGCACCCAATACAACATTGACAACAATTTTGATCACGTCAGCCGCTGAGAATTGCAGGCTATCCCACTTGACTGTTCCCATCTTCCTTTTCTGTTTGTGTTGCGTTCAAATCGGTTGCCGTAGACCCTGCGGGAGATCCTTTCTTTGCCCCGGGTGTACCACCCACAAGCCAGGCAAATCCAGCCCCTACAACAGAGCCCAGCAAAAAACCTTCAGCGGTATCAGCAAAACGGACGTTATCCTTTGGAATAGGAATGAACGTAATGCAAAAGATGTAGAGTAAAACAGCAGCCGTTGTCCAGGTAATTATCTTGTACGTTGGTAAAAAGTGATCGTCCATTGTTGTTAGTTTAGATAGGTATTTAACATTTAATCTGTATCACGGCGCTGCGCTAATCTTAGTGATAGTTCCCAGCTTAGCAACAACATCGTTTGTAGCTCCGCCACCAGCGCCCCATAGGTCGAAAGTGATGGTAGTAGTGTAATTCAGGCCGGTAATGTCCAACTGGGAGCCGGTGGATGAGTAACCGTTGACTGTGAAGATTAACCGACCGGTTGTTGAGCTGGTACGAATAAAGAGCACCTGTCCATCCCAGGCGCCGCCATTGGCTGGCGTACTTCCGACAACAGCGGCATTGCCGTTCACTACTATTTCAAGGGTTTTGTTATTGGCATTTGATGCATAAATACCACCATATGTGGCTCTGATTTTATCCCCATCAGTGACGAGTGTGTTAGCTGGAATGGTGTACTGATAAAGAGCAGAGAAAGTGTTTGCCGTAGCGGAAGTATTCCCTATAGTAGTATAGAAATCTTTCAGTGCTCCGGGCGTTGACGACGGGGATTGCCAGCTTGCGTTACCCACGCCATCAGAAGTCAACACCTTACCACTTGCTCCGCCGGTAGTAACGGTTAGGGTTGCGCCTACCAAGGAGGTGCTGGTGATCACCGAATCAGCGAAGTAAGACGAGCCGTTAACTTGGAAACGTTGTGTGCGAGAAATTACTGTGCCTTGTGGATAACTCACTAATGTGCGGCCGCGGACCAGCGGACCAGATGGCGAAGTGCCTAGCATTACATCTCCATCCCTGCCAGTACCTTTGGCACCAGGGATTATGAAAATGTCACCCCCATCACCTTTTGAGCCGGCAGGTTGGCTGCCGCCAGCTACCTTAACGTAGCCAGGTGTGCCAGGATTTGAACTTGTGGTTGTAGCGCCAGCATTCCCTCCCTGGAGCGTTACATTGCCCCCTGTTCCAGCATACGTACCATTCCCCATTGAAAGGCCGCCAGCACCGGCAGTAAAATCTAAATTTCCGCCTACACCACCACCACCAGATGTAATTGCTGTCCCAAATTGATCACCACCCGCGCCGCCATATATCTGAATAGTACCGGCCGATCCAGCTTGCGCGCTTGTCCCAGCATTGTAAGTAGTAGATAACCCCTTGCCACCTTGTACTTTAAATGGCTGCGTCATGCTAATGGCGAACTGTGTAGCACTAGTACCTGAATCTACCTGGTTGATAGCCCCTTTGTCAACATTGAATACAGGGAAGCCGGACGCTTTGAACTGGCTGTTCTGTATCACCTGACTAATAGCAGGGATCTTTTGAAATAATCTGCCGTTGGAAAAATAAAATGCAGTGTCTGCAGTCTGTTGCCTGAATACGAGCGAACCAGGATATGTAGCGGCCGGATATTTCAAAGTATCCCGGGAGTTGAGCCAAAAAAGTGAATCAACCCGTACCTTATCGTACCATTGAGGTACATAAACATGGTAGGTAAACTGCGCATGCGCAGATACAAAGCAGAAAAGAAAAGAAGCGAAAAATATTAATTTCCTCATTACAGTTGGTTTAGTAAAAGTGAGCAAAGAACACTTCACCGGCATGCAGTACATCGCCGGAAGTGGTTAAAGTAAATCCGCCACCAGCAGACTGTGCCCATTCAGAGCTACGCAACGACCCCGCACCTCGCCGCTCTAACCAGAATGTTCCCTGCAGGGCGTCGCTGGCGTGCGTTTGCGTCCCATCTTCGCCCGCAGGTATCACCATTTCGTACGGCCGAGTAGTAATAGAGAGTACAATCCAGTTGCTTACTCCATCACTCATGATGGCAACACAATCCCCATAGCTGGGAATGCAGATAGTTGGCTTTCCGTTTATTGTATCACTCCCATTTGGTGTAATAAACAATGAGAAGTTACCTGTGCCAACATTTTTGATATAATACATCTTGCCTGGGTAGTCAGATGCTTTACCAAGTGGAAGACTGGTATTGGTTCCGATGTTGCAGTAAACCGCGAAATACGTTTCGTCAAACGTAAAAGCTGCATTTTTTGACTTGATGCCGCCACGAATGCCCTCAGTCAACCAAAGACCGCGCATATGGGTATTTGCGGCATTATCAACCCACCACACATCAGTGTAGGCAGTGCCAGTGCCATTCTGTGCGGTTAATATGTGCCCTGCTGATCCTGTAAACTGTCGGAAACTATCCGGACGAAATATCACACCTTTTGCGGTACCGCTATTTGTTTCCTGGGTCTCAATGATGGCAGAGCCTCCCACGGTAGGAGTGCCCCCTACAATCTTGCCGGATACATTTACCTGCGGCGTGGTCACGCTTTCCGTACCTGTGATAACACGTGCCGTGAATGTATCCACCTGGGCGGTATCACCGGAAAAGGCTTTTACGTCGTAGTAATGGTCGGTAGCGATCAGTGATAGGAGATTATCAAAACAGGTTTGGGTCTGCGCAAGGCTAGCCGTATGTGCCGGCATGGCAATTACTGGTTGAATACCACGCTGTAAGCAGTAGTTGACCATCCATATGATGTTGGATAGCCACCCCGCAGCTGAGGTTTTGCCATCTACATCAGTACCAGTGGCATAAGGATCAGTACTGCTGAAATTCCATTCGGTGTGGCTCGGATCGCCTACGTATGGTATGGAGTTGTTATCGTTGGTAAAGAACTCCAGGACAATGACAGTAGGTTTAATCAACGCGGCGGTTACCAGGGAATCCAACCAGTATTTACCCCACACGCTAGTCATTCCAGAGCGGCCCCAATTGAATACTTTACTGGTATCCCCACCGGCATTTCCAAAAAGAGTTTTAAAACGGGTGGACCAATCTTGGTGTCCGTCCTGATATTGCGTCCAGGAATTTCCGAAAAAGGCAATAACATCAGTATTTGAAAATACTGGCTGCTCAGGATCTGTCGCCGTGATATAAATGCCAGTGCGGTTTACAGCCAACGCGGTAGGATTATTTGTTCCTGTGGTATAAGAGAAGGTGAGAGAGTTGGCATTCGCAAAAGGGACCCTGATCATCTTTCCTGGATAATTTGCCTGATCCGATAAAGAAGAGCTGGGAGCCGCCTCAATAATACCTGATAAGGTCTCGTTATACACCAGCACACCATCTACGGTAACCTGGATAACGGCATCTCCTGTGGTAAATGAGGCGCCAGCGTTATACGCCTTCTTTATCATGCCAACATACGTCTCGAAGTATCCGGATTTGGCGCCTAAAGGAACTGTCCAGGTAATACCCCTGCCAACACCACCTTGTATAATTCCAAACGCATGAGATCCCAACTGCGCAGCATTCTGCGTGTTGGCAATTATGGTAGCCTGAGCGGCAAGATCAGGTGTTCCCGGCACGAAACCGGCAGTTTGCGTGCCCGCAGTCAATGTAAATGGAATAGTTGCCGGGTTAATTTCAGGCCGCACCAGGGCGGAATTATTTTTCAAGGCACTAAATGCCTTCATTGAAAATAGCGCATCTGCCAGTGCGCGATAACCGTAATCGGTCAAGTGCTGGCTATTCACACCGTCAAACATTGATTTCATGGCGCCATTGACCACAGTAGTTCTAAGCGGGGTAGACAAGATCGCATCCCCCGTGGTATTCAGCGCCAATAAGTAATATGTCTGGTATGTAGTGCCGTCATAAATAACAACCGGATAAGGACCACCGGCAAAACTTGCAACATTCGCCCCAGATACAGCTATGGATGTGCTGCCCTCATCACCATAGATGGTAACTGTCATATCTTTGGTAACGGCTGCCGGCTGTTCGCTACTCAGTGTATATAGGTAAGTCTGGAAATAGTATGCAGGACTGCTGTATGGAGAAAGTTTGCTGTTCCATGCATTGATCTCGGCCCGTGTGATTGCGTTCACATAATCTGGTGTTTTATCGCCAGCTGGCTTCCACGTGCTGGTGTCGGCATCCCATAGATAAAGCAATCCCTCATATACGCCAACGGCGTTATCGTCAGATGGTGCCGTTACAACATCGTCCAACAATGGCAGCATCAACTGTCCATTCACTTTTAAAATATCCCCCTTACCGTAGGTAACTTCCATTTTTATATAAGTGTTACATATACAAATAATCCAACATTCTTTGGTCTGGTTTCTACACCAGATCCGGCGGTAATTGCAGCCGTGCCATTATTCTGCAGCACAGACGCAGCAAGCGTCCAACCCGGACCCTTACCGCCTTTATTTTCTTCGGCGCCATTCCCGTCGGTATCGTTACGTTTCTCCGCCATGTTATATTTGATGGTAAGAGGGCCGACCAAATCTGCCTGGTAGCTGCCCGGCATATTAGATTGGCTGGGAACTGCTGTTGCGCGGTCTGTATCAATGCTTCCTGAGGGATCAAGTGCACGGAATTGCATCGCGTACCACCTGGGCATGCGAAATGTAGTAGTGCCGTTCCCAGAACCGAAATAGGTAGGGTTGGCATCCCATTCACTGTTGCTTTTTACAGCTCCAGGGCTGGCGGCCGCCAATGCTTGAATTTTAGCCCAGGCGTCGGGATAATCTATCCGCAGATACTGGCCGCCGTCTGCGGGTAGCTCGTTAATGTCAGCCATTGGGCCCAATCTGGGGGTTCCAAAGGCGCGCTCTGGCGTTTTATCCATTACGTACCACTGGGTACCATCGCTGATCAGGTCCAGTGTATGTTTCTGTCCGAGGTACAAAGCTGTTATGCTATCGCCTCCCCAATTGAAAGAAGCACCGCCCTCGATAAGAATGGTGGATTGCTTCTGTGCACCGGTACCAGTCATGATGCGTAGCAGAACGTTTGCCGGGTAAACACTGGCCGCCTTAATGGTGTACGTCATCGTGGTGGTAGTGCTGGCGAGGATTATTAGTTTGCGGAAGTCTGCCGTCAGCATGGTGCCGGAAGCCTGAACTGTCTTTATCCCGGCAGTAAACCGGGCCACCGCATCAGTGGAAGACAAGATGTTACTGACTTTCGGCCGGGGCCTGGCCACGTACATCTCTCCAAAGCTCATTGGTGATCCCAAAATGGTAAATCCTCCGCCTTCAACATCATTTTGCCAGTCTGTCCCTTTGCGGATGTCCCCTACCCCCCATTTCATCAGGTCGTAGTCCAGCCCATCAAGATTCGGGTCCGAAACAAACGTATCACCGTCTGCCGGGTCGAACTCTCCTGTGCCTCCAACCAGGTAAAAGCGCTCAATCGGTGTAGTAACTGAGCCGATCTCGTTGGCTATTACGCTAGCCAGCTGTTCCCATGTGTCGCGATAAGCCTGCCCGGTGTCCGGCCTGGCCACAACGCCCAACCAATTGAGCTGCGTCCCAGGAGATGGGGGTAGCTCATTGATCTTTATTATGTTTACTAAATCGACGTTCTCTTGCATTACGGTCCGATTATTACGTTTCCAGAATTATCAATTCCTATTACCTGGCCAGGTACTGCAGTGCCAATACCAAATGCATTTCCTGGTACCGCCGGTATAAACTGGGGACGGTCATCACTGTCCCAAGGAATTTGCATTGTGAAATCGCATCCGCCGGAAGTGCCGGTCAGAATGTATTGCCCATTGTTTTCTATATAGGCGTTGAATTGCTCAATAACATCTTCTGCATCATTGGCCAGTCCAATGAAAGTATTATCATACCAGAGCAGTCCTACCGGGTACGGATTGGGGCAGCCTGCCAGGCGTTTGCCCACTGGGTTGGCCAGATATACACTGTATGATTGAGATGCGGTATTAGTTGCTAGCTGGCCGCAGCCAATAGCTGTAAAAGTGTATTTTACCAGATCTTTATGCGCAGCGGTGATGTTTACGTTTGTGATCAGTATTTTACCGCTATACATCAAACCGCCAGCGGCCAGGCGGAAATCAACTTTGAGCCCATTAACAAGCCATCCGCCCAGAGAATACATGTTCCCTTTACTGTCAAAGGCCCCAATGGCATCGCCGGTAACTGTAAAGGAGATGGCTGCCGGCTCGAAATCTTTCCAGTTGGTGGTAGGTGGAGTGGTTTCTACCGTGTCGCGCACAATGTCCAGTACATTATTGGTACAACTGCAGAATACTTCCTCCGTTCCCCCGGGGGGCGTAGCCCTGAATACCATATCTTTTCCTTTGATCTTCTGTCCCATCAGCTATTACTGTCTTTTGGCTTGGCCACTTCGGTATAATCTATTTCCGGGTATGTCCCGATCAACTCAGACAGGGTAACGGAATGCTTTCGCTGCTTGACGTCATAGTCATCATGCAAAATCGCGGCAGGTCTGTTGCCTTTATCAGCCAGGATGACTACCTGATGAAATCGCAGCGTAGAGGATAGGAATGTGCCATCAACTTTGTATGTGGGCTTCGCATATTCACCGATCAATGAATTGTGCAGTCCTCTCTGCAGAGAAAACGCAGATCCGGCCCGGCTGTCAGTCCAGTTGTCTTTGGGAAGAGGTAAGAAGCTGCCTGCGTCTTTGTAAAAGACAGTGTTGCTCAGATACCCGTCCTGAAGATCCAGGAAGAACAAGTCCAGGTCATCCGGCTTGTTTGTATAATTCGCCCTGTTTACCGCCTTTACATCGGTCTGGATATTCATGGTACGCAGCACAGATATTGAAATTGGATAGATCTCGTTGAAATAAGCAGTACCCGGCGGTATTGGATTCAGCGGATCAGCATCTGCGGGGAGTGGACCAGAAATATGAACGGCTACCCAGTACTTGCTATTGGACGGAGGAAGCGGCAAACTGGTAATGTCTGCGGTTACAAAACCAGGTTGAGATGATGGCGTAAATGTCATCTGGATCATAGATTCTTGTCCGGGAGGGATGTCTCCCAGCTGCAACCATGTGCCATCCGACTGCAGATACCTGGCACTTCCGCTATCATCGCTGCCTATGCCCACTGAAATGACTACTCCCTTCGTGTAGTAGGCATATGCTTTCAATGTAAACTGAAGGCGCCAGCCTGCGGAATAAATACCGCCGCCGCTGGTTATAGGCCCTGCTGGTAGGTTCTGCCGGATCTCTCCGCCCCCCGGTGATGGCGACCCGTTCTGCTCCATGTGGTTTCTGTACGGACTTTCTGCGGTACCGTCACCTACCTTGGACAGGACAAGCGATCCGAGAGGCCCAGCCTCAGTCCACCCTGGGTATACAGTGCCATCAAAATCAGCCCAGTTGAAGTTTACAAGCTGGTTGATTGCTTTGTATTTGTAAACACTATTCTGCTGCTTTATAGGCGCATTCAGCGACATATCTGCAGAGTTCTCGCAGTACAATATCTCACCGGGCAATACTGGTAACATGTGATCGTATGGAACCACATAGACAGCCAATGTATCACTACTTATATCCAGGCATGTTGCAGGAGGATTGTACAAATCCGGAATGCTCTGTATCCAAAAAGCACCGTCAGAATAAAGCAACCGCATTCTGTTGTCCTTTAACCAGGTTGTCAGGCAGTCGTACACGAATAGCGGACCCTCAGTGAAATCATACCAAGCGTCATCATGGTGGTAAACGTCACTGAGGAAATTTCCGGCCCCTATTGCACCAGGAATGGCCGTTGTCTGCACCCTTACTTTAACGGTGCCATACGGGATGACGTGGAAAATGGTCCTGGCAATGAACTCGGCATTACTGATCTGGCCGTAAAAAAACTTACCATCCTTGTTCAGATCAATCATGGTAGTTTTCATCTGGGAGATATAGTCAGTAGCGCCAATATTCACATCGTACGCAGATGGTGCATTCCATGGCCAGTTGTTATTGTCTGGCTTTACCATGCCCTGCCAGAAAATAACCCCATCCACATACACGTTCATTAACCATGTGTCGTTTTCTACGTCCGTAAAGATCTCCGGAGCCGGGCAGCGGCCGTCGTCAATGTATTTGTACACAAACGTGGCCGTGCTGGAAGCAATGGGCGAGAACTTGTCCTCCTGGTCGTTCTTTGATGAAATCTTCAAGGGTGTTGCCCCGGCAACAAGCTGATATGGCGCATCATTGAACTGACCATTCTTCAACAATAGCTCCACTCGCCAGTTTTTGGCCGGCATTCCGGTATCCTGGAACTGTGATATGTACTGTATTTGATAATTAGCCATTGTTCCGTTGTTGTTTCTGGGCTCTGCCCATTACCAAAACCAAGTCATTACCTTTAATTTGCGCAATAATATCTCCTGGTTTAAATCCGCTACCACCTCCCATTTTATCCAGCACTTCCTGCGGAATGATATGCTCCACGCCGGACGGATTGTCCCCGATCAGGGCCAGCGTGGGGCCGAACACGGTACCACCGGTGGCGAACTTCTCAGGTCCTTTGGATGCAAATGCTCTAAAAGCTCCTGCTGCCGCTACCATAGCTACACCGGCAAAAATTGCTGTCTCACCTTGCAAGGTCGCAAGAGAGCTCTTAAACGCATCGATGCCTAACCCTTGAATAATTAATAACTTACCGAGTTGCGCCAGAAAGTTGGCTATTGTAATCTCGAAAGACCCAAGAACTGACTGCCAGTCACCCGAAACCAGGGCGGCCCCAAACGCTTCGCCTACCGAAACTATTCCACTTGCGGCCGCTTCTTTAACAGTTTCATTTATTGCTTTCTTTGCCTTGTCAATGGCAGGGATAAATCCTTTCAGTATTGCGCCGATGTAGACCGCGTTATTTGCCATCATAACCCTAGTCAACTCGGTAGGATCCACTTTTGCTTCTATAGGAATTGTTATAACCGGCTTTAAACCCGCACTAGCTCCAAGTTGTTGCTGCAGGCTGTCAACGGATGACTTGATATTTGAAAAAACGGCTGAATTGGGTGCTACTCCTATTTTAGTGAGTTCTCCAACCGCGTTTTTGTACTGGTCAATTATCTTTTGGATAAACTTATCTCCATCGCCGCCCGTTACTGCAAACTCATTCTTTACAGCCTGGATGTTTGCTTTCAATATCTCCAGAATACTGGAAACTGTTTTCAGTGATTCACCGGTTTTAGCGACACGTGTTGCCGTATCTTTATCACCAACTCCGGCCGAAGCTGCCGTCTTTTCGGTATCCTGGTCAATCTTTTGGAGATCAAGCAAAGCCTTTTTCCTTTGCTCTAAAGATTCTATTATCTTATTGTTCTTGTCTACTTGCGATTGCGCATCACTCACATTTAATCCAGCACCTACAACTATCCCGTATGAACCATAGTTAGGCCCATTATTCCCTTTTGATACAGAATCATTTGCCTTTTTGGCTGCTGTTAATGCATCTTGAAATCCCTTTGCCGCTAGTTTGGCGTCGTTGAGTTTCTTTTGTACGTCAACGAGACTATCTTCCAGCGCACGGGCCTGCGCAACTTGCAAAATGGCATCCCTTAATTTTTCGTAGGCTCCCTGCGCCTTTCCTGCGGCGATTTGTTCAGCATCGAAATTTTTAAAGTACTCTGGGTACTTCTTCTGTAATTCGTCAACAATTTTGTTTCTTTCGGACAAAGGAATATTAAGGTTGCGAGCAGCATTGTACAACGTATCCAACGCTACTTGTTCCTTAGCTGCATCATCACGACCCTTCAAAAGAGTTTGCCTCAATTCTTCCTGGATCTTTAATTGATCACTCATTGGACTAATTAACTCCCTGACCGCATTGCCTAGGCTACCGTATTCCTGAGTGAGTTGTTGAACAATTTCTATTACTGCGGTAAGCCCCAATATAATCCCGCTTGGACCCAACAATGTCGATCCAATCGCCTTAAACGCCCCTTGAATAGATCCAGTTGACTGAGCTAAATATCCTATCTGGTCAGCAGCGCCCACTAAAGAGCGGGTAAACCCGGCAGAACCTATACCGCCAGAAGTTAAAGCTCTCCCCAGGTCATGCAGTGTTCGCACACCAGCAAGACCAGAATAGTTGCTTTCTTTAAGAGCATTCGCAAATTCATTTTGCCCTTCAGCTGTTCTTTTGGATGCTGCTTCTTCCTCTTTGAGGGCCCGTATATTATTTGCAATCGCAATAGTCTCCTTTTGCAGAGCAGTAGCACCATCCAAGGTTCCAGCTTCCAGAATCTGCCATGAATCAGCGTTCCTTTTTGCATCACCAACGAAAGAACGTAGCTCATAACTGAGCTGCGTATAATACTTTCCCATGCGGGCTATCTCAACACCGGTCAGTTTAACGTACTCTGCCTGGTCCTGGAACACCCTGGAAGCACCTGCCGTGGACGAAGCAACCTGTGTTTCGGAGCTACTGAGAGTGTCTGCGGCTTTACTCAAAGAAAGAAAGTCCTTAACCGCGTTGCCTACAACGCTGGCCACATCAATGATGCCCTGCTTTGCGGATTGCATGTCCTTCAGGAAGTCGTCTACTTCCGCCCGGAGTGAGAATCTTAAGCCGTCGTTGTTGTCTGCCATGCCTTTTTGTAGCGATTAAAAATTTCCTTTGATTCTTCTTTCGTTGGCTGTTTGATCACTATTTTAGGATCAGTGATCAGTGGCCATATTTTATAAGCGGCGGGCACTTTTCTGCCGCCTGCAGCTACCAGTACCGCATGGGCCACCATTCTGCATCCTTCCAAGTATCTGGAATTTCGCAACCAATATCCTTGTGATCTGCGGAGGTAATCAGCCCAGGTCATGCAGTAAAAGGCATGTGGATCCAACCCCAGTTCGCCCAGTGCGAAATCCAACACTTCTTCCCACACTACTTTTTTTTTGCGGTAACTGTGGATTGGGTGGCATTAGCGTCATCGGAGTTGCTTTCTATCAACTCCCGAGGCTCATTGGATTGGCGCCACATATTGAAAGCAGTTACCAGGTCGCTCACATTGGCTTCTCCAACCCATTCCGCTACCTGTTCACGGGTAAAATCACGTGTGCCAAATGTCGCGTACACTGCCCCAGTCAAACCGGCGAAAACTACGTAGGCAATAGCCAGCATGTAATTACTCGCAAACATCTCAGCGGCTTTCTGCCCGGCCTCCAACGGATCCAAGCCGAAAACGTTGCCCAGCTCTGCACGGGCATAGTTGTTGAATCGTAGCTGCCGGAGCTGGCCACCCAGTTCAATCTCAAAAATTCCGTTCATGATGTGATTATGGTGCGGGGTCAGGAGTTACAGCAATAACAGGGGTACCCTGCACAGAAACTGTGAAATCAAAAGTGGGGATGTCTTTCAGCGGGTATTTGATATCCAGCTTTGAAAGGAATCCTTTACCGGTACGGGTAACGTCGCCTGGTTCGGCCGTGCCTGTGGCAGGGCCTAACTGCCAGTCGAATGGCGTTTTGTTGTCGAACAAAGTCTGAAGATCCTGTTCTGATGTTTTTTCATCAGCATCATACCCCAGCAAAATCTGTCCAGTACCGGTAAGTTCGCGCGTAGCGTACTGGCCCGGCTGCTTGTCCTCTCCGCATTTGGAGTCACCATCCACCACGTCCAATGATTGTGAGAGATTGGTGTCTGTTTGGCAAACTATCGGGATGAACGTTGCGCCAACTTTGATGGCAAGCAAGTATTGTCCGACAGGTGCCTTTCTTTCTACTATTGCCATTGTTAAATGGTTTTTTCGTGAATGATATGTCTGAATCTCATCAGCCGGCGGATCACCTTTTCCGTGTTGGATTGAGCTTCCAGCGGCTGATCGGAAATCTTTGTAGTACGAAGTAGCTGCAGGTCCGGGCCGAGGTCGAGCGCCTGCCATCCGTGCAATGGATTGATCAGCGCCAGCACCTGCCCTGCTATTGAATCTACCACCATGCTGCTGATGGCCTCTCCCCGGTTGACAATATCCACCAGGATAGTAGCGTCATGGCCTTGGTTGTTCTTTGTTCCCTCCTCCGTGTCCGTCTGGCTGGACAATATCACGTAGGGAGCAACAGCGCTGTTTATTGCAAACCTGTCATAGATCGGAACCGGGGCGCCATTGTACAAAAGCGCGCCATTCAGTTTCTGGAAGTAAGCCCTGCGTACCAGGTAATTCACATCGATCATTTCAGGCCGTATTTTCTTTTCAAAGTGTCTATGAGGCGCTTTCTGCCCTCTTCATATGCAGGAAAGAAGTAAGGCCGCGCTGGAAGATTTACCTGTCGAATCCCGTCGCCTTTGAACTGCATTGCATATGATTCCAGCCCTAACGGTACATCTACCAAGCCCCCTGTTCCAAATTCTACATAAGGGGAGTAATGCTCCTGGGCGACCAGTTCAAAGTCAAGATTTGAGTTCTTTTGGTAGCTGATGGAGTTGCGAAGAAGGCCAGTGTCATCTGGCGCCAACTGCTTTGCTTTGGCAACCATCTCCATGGCGGCTCCTTCCAGTTCATCCGACGTGCCTTGCACTATCTCGTCTCCTGCTTTTGACAGTTTATCCAACATCTCATTGAGGCCGTCAAATCGAAACTGGGTAAAGTCTGCCATGGCTATTCGTTTGTCACTGCGATTATGACCCAGAAGCGTTTATTTCCTTCTTGGTATTGTTGGTACTCGTTTACTGTAAGGATCTGGCCATCATACAGGAAGCGGATATTTTTGCTCACTTCCCGTCCTTGGGCATAACGCAGTTGTAGCTCGTAGGATCTGTTGTTTTCAGTTTGCGCTTCTTCCTGTGTTCTTTTGGAACGCACTCCGCGAACTGCAGCCCATGTGTCATATACCGTGGTCCAGGTAGGCACCTCTCCGCCAGCATCATCCTGAGTAACAGTGAGTTTCTGAGCGGACACCTTCCGGTTAAAATCTGACAGGGGGCGAATCTTGCTCATAAGAAGAAAGGATTGACGTTACTGAACGGTGCCATGGTGGCTGATGCCTGCGGGCAAATTTTGCTGGTGGCATCTTCGTCCCCACGGTGTTCGTACATCCAGGTAACCTGCTGCTTAATAGCAGTCTTAAACGCCTCCGGTACCATTTCAGGAGCATATCCGCTGGTGTAGGTCAATACCAGGTACTGGCATTGAGGCCATTCCAGGTACTTTACATCCAGTCCAGTAAGGCAATACTTGGAGGTATCGAGTTCGTTTCCATGACGGTCTTTTACCACCACATCATCCGCAACCGGTGCCCCTGGCAGCATGATACCGCCGCAAGAGTTATTTAGTGCCACCTGTAGCTGTTTCTGCGTGATACCCACGTTAAATGTGGCTTCCAACAGGCGCGTAGCTGCATCAATCAGGCTGGATATGAGCTGCGAATCGTCGTCGAAGTCAACACGCAGATAATCCTTCATGTCCTGCAAACTCACTGCCTGCCAGGTCGTTGACGGCGGGACAGATGGCGTTGCCGGCAAAACACGCTTATCAAGTATCGCGTTGTAGCAGCTCATTACTTTTCCTTTTTGCCGGGTGCTTTGTTCACTTCGGCCTTTTCCTTTGCGGGCGCAGGATCCTTTTTCTCACCCTCATCAAGGGCGGTGTTTTGTTCCTGTGACTGTTCTGCCAATTGCTTCTCGCCACAAACAATTCCGCCGTCAACGTACGATGGCGCAGCCCCTGACAATGCAGATGCCAGGGCTACCACTTCCGGTGAAACCTGGATCTTACCTTTTGCATACAGTTCACCTGCACGGAATGGACTGAGGTCCACCACCCGGCCGGGAGTGAAATTCTCCCCGGTGATCCTGCAGGTGAACTGATTTATCACTGTTACCTGCATGACCTAAATATTTTCCTTTCTGGGATATGCAAGCGCCTTTACCTGAACAGCCTGGGTGCCGCTACCCACGATCTTAACACGCAGGAATTTAGCGCCCCAGTCCTTGAGGGACCAGCCGAGAGTTTGCGCGGAAACATCAGTGGCGGTGAAAGTGCTGTCCTTTTTGAAGCCGTAGAAGTTTGTTCCATCAACGCTGTATTCCAGGGTGACTGTTGCGGCCACTGTTCCGCTGATCTTGGTGAGGGTAGTGGCTACCTCCACAGTCTTGTAGTAAGTCCCCCAGCCGGTTTTCAGCGTGAGATACTTGGTAGCGGCATTGGTAACAGTGTCAGCCGGGTTGCCAATTGAAGATACCAATGGCGTTTGTGCATGCACAGAAAATGCAGTAACCCCAATGGCGGCCAGCAAAACGAGAATTTTTTTCATGTACTATTTTTGAAAATAGGCGGCGGTTAGGCCGCCTCCCAGGTTAGATAATTTGGATCTGATCGCACTATGCTACTTCCGGGACGGACCCTTTCATGAAGTAATTGTTGCCGTATACGGGCAAGCAGCCTGTTTCTTCAATCCTGGCGGTGAGCAAGTTTTGCTGAACGTTCTTGTCGTCCTGCTCGAAGATTTCAATGCGCATCCCTTCCTGGATCAAGAACTGCGAACCACGCACAAAATCACCCAGGAAATAGTCCCCTGAATGCACTGCGGTAGATGCAGCTACAGGCACACCGCTGATGTAAAGCTGATTACCGACAAACACAACGTTTTTTGGAAGGTCGTACTCACCGCTACCTGCAGCTTTCAGTTTGAAGAGGTTCTGAACATCGATGGGACGCAGAACAATGCGGTTTGCAACGCGCTTGTATGTGTCCTGGAAGACACCGAGATCATCGTTGATCTTTTCTACGAGGATCGTTGCTGCGGAAGTGGATGCCACAAAATTGCCATCCGTCAAAATGCCTTTGAGCTCGGGAGAGTCGCCACTACCATAGAGAAGCTGTTCATCTTCGACCAGCAGCAGTTCCTCCGGCAATTGGCTGTTCAGGAAGGCAATGAAACCTGGCACGTTGTTCATAACGCGGCGAGTGATCTTAGTGAAACCTGCTATGGTTTCAATTTTCACAGAATCCTCTTTCAAATTGAGGTTGAATGCGGCTTTCTGTGTGCCTTCTTCATGAGGTGCAGGCGCTCCCTGGGTTGCTTCCTGGCGCATGAAATAGAAGTCAGTACCGGGGCCAATATTGCCGCCGGCCAGGATTTCACGCATGTGCATAATTTGGGTGGGATTTTCGATAATACCCGGCCGCATCTGTGCCCCCCAAACGGTGGTACCAGCGATGTTTCCTGTAGTAAACAGACCTACATCTTTCAGCTCCAAAATCACACGGTCCACGCCCTTTTCTTTACGCGCGAATTTGGCAATGTCGTCGGTCTTCTCTTCCACGGCAATGGTCAGCGCCTCCTGGAATGTCTTCTTGCCAGGTGTGGCCGGGCCAGCACCGCCTTTCTTCTGGGAATCCAGAATGAGTTTATCCAGCACTTCCTGGTTTTTCTTGTCGGCTTCGTCCTTCTCTACCTTCCAGTCAGAAAGACCTTTAACCTCGTCTTTCACGGTTTTAATCTCCGTGGTGGCGCCATCAGCGGCAGTCTTAGCAGCTTCTGCTGCGGTCTTTGCAGCCTTTGTGTCCTCCATGACGGGTTTAAGGACTTCAGTGATCGCTGTTTTTACTTCATTGATTTCCACGTATTAATTTTTTAAGAGTTCTTTAAAATGAGATTTTATGTCCAGCAATAATTGAGCATCATGATCCGGCTGAGTGCCTATCAAAACAGGCGGCTCAGTGGCGTCTTCGTTGAGCGCAATAAATGCAGCTTGGATTTCTTTAAGGTGTATTTTAAGTAGGCTAGTGTCATCAGTAAACTTGCCAGCATCAATGCCCTTAATAAGGCGCTCAATGCGCTTTGTGAACCCATCTATATACTCTTTGCGCTGTGTGCTTCCCCATGACTTCAAGACCGCCATAGTGGGAGTGTTGCTATTCGCACCCCAGCACACTGCACTGCCCTCCAGGAGAAAAACTTCAGAAATGAGACGATAATTTGGGTTGGATCTATCATCCTTGATGGTCATGAAACCTACAGAATGCTCTGTGATGTCGCCTGCCTCGTATAGTGGCCATACGGTATCACGCCAGAGAGCAGTATCACGATATGGGGAAACGCCGACCAGGTATTTACCTTCGACGTATAGTTCAGAAAATTTTGAGAGGGAGCTACGTAACTGCCAGCCATGATCTGTCATGTGCCAGATCGAGTTGGATCCTTTTGGACCACGCTCTGCGATGGTCTTATCGAAAGCAGTGGGGGCAAACATGTCTCCGTCGGAATCTACACTCTCCATCTCGGCAATAGCGATTTTAACACGCTTTCCGGTAGTGTCTACGTCAAGAGCTTTTTGGTTCAGGAATTTTCTCTGTAAAACTGCATCCACTGGAGATTGGGATGGACGAGCAAAATCAGTTTAACAGAATTGAGAAGGGGGAATCTAAAAATAACGCCTCGTCCGGTTATGGATGCAAAGTACAAAAAAATAAAATATCCAAAAAAAAATTTAACTTCCTGGCTTACGCATCACAAAACCGTTTTCATCACGTCGTGGCAGGTAAGCCACCGTGCAGCGGCAGTTTATGACGTTGCCAGCACTTCCCGCGGGATCACCTGGATACTCCAACTCTTCCCCACCGCTGAAGAAAGGGCGGTCATACGGCACTATCTGCAGATGTAAGTCGTAGTGATCAAATGCGCTACCTGGTGGCCGACGTGTACGGCTGTCGTGGGCGCTAATCCATTGTTTATCCAAAATGAACGGCGTCCGATCTGCTGCCATCTGCCCAGCAGCATTCGCCGCCCGGACGGTTTCTGTGCGCACCACCAATTGCGCATGCCAATCCACATACGGTGAATTTTCTATGCTTCGCACAATCTCATCAGTACCCAGGCCGCGTTCTACGCCTTTGGAAATGGCCTCCCGTATCGCGTCCTTTTGTGTTTTTGTAACCCTGAAAACAGCCTTACTGAGAATATGCTTTTTGAGGTAGTTAAGAATATCGGTGGTCATCTGGGTATTGTAACCCATTGTTGGACCGATCTTCTTTGCGCTATCCCGTTTTATCTGCTGCTCTATGAACCGGTATTGCCGGCCGCCCACCGTCAGGTACAGCTTCGTAAGAACATCACTGATTGGCTGGGCAGAAACAATCGTGTCGATGTTGTCCAGGGCGGACTTCAACCCATTCACATGTTCATAATCTACAAACGCCTGAATATTGGATTGAAGAGCAGCACGCACTTTGGGTTTGAACGCCAGCTCTTGCTTTTGCTGGAACAGTGACCACCTGGCGTAATACTCTTTAGCTTCGTCCCGGTTCATTGGTTTTTGGTGTGAAGTGTTTTGAGATAAAAATAAGCAACTCTCTTTTCATATCGATTCGGAGAGCATCTTTCTTTGCCCGTATTAAACGGCAGTCCTTTTCCAGAGTTGGTATGTATTTCAGAATCAGCGCATCGATGGTGGCGTTACGGTCTTCCATTGTTAGTCTTTGTATGGGTTCAGTCCAGATTTATTTAACTGGTCCACGGTGGTTTGTATATTGTCAGGTGCCGGCATATTCAGGTCCTCAAGTGGCACCAGATTGTTGGGAACATATATCTTGTCCATATTGGGATCATTCAACCGGTCCAACTTCTTCATTTCCCTCCGCTCGTTGTAGGTGATCTCTGGTGACATGTCCAGCCATTCAGAGAGCGTTTTCATATCCGGCTGCAGCGCTGAGATGTTGGTAAAGTCGGCATCAATGTAGCTGGTTCCAACCAGGTTAAAATCAGGCAGCATACACCGGTTCAGAGCGTCGCGCATGCGGATGACGTCAGGTATGCAGCCGTGCGTGTATGCCAGTTTTTGGAACTCATTCATATTGGCCAGCGTGGTATGCTCATTGTCATTGAATAGGGCAGACGGCATACCCCACACGGCAGCGAGCTTACGAAAGGTAATAGTGGAAGATTCCAGTATTTTAAGGTCCGCCGGTGAAATGCCAGTCTGTAAGATCCCCAATTTACCAGCGGCAAAGAATATTTTGCCTCGGTTCTTGTTTCCAGCCATCTCGTCATGATACCCTTTTTTTACCGCCTTACCCATAGCCAGGCCTTCCGGCCCTTTCAGTTCTTCGTTATACACAATCACAGGAGGGCCACCATTTTCGTACTGCGAAACGGTGCTATCCATTTCACTGTTTGATCTGGTGAGCAACTTTTTATTTGCACGGATGGGAGATAATCCGTAAAGGTGGCTGCCGTTCGACTGCACATCGGGATTGAAATACTTCAGATGTACAACATCATTCTTTTCTATCGGCAAAGGGGAATAGAGGTAATACTCGTAAGAGGATATTCCCAGCGGAAAACGTCCATCCGGTATAATCTTCATGTATTGGGATGGCAAAGAAAACAGTTCCTGCACCTTTCCCTGGTTGGCGCCGGCATTCAGGCGCAGTTTTCCCAGGTAAGCATTGCCGGTCAGGCACAGGTAGGCGTATGCCATTTCCATCAACTCCATTTGGCTTTGTTCGCTGTTGGGAGTAGTAAGCAGCCTGTTGAGGTCTGAACCGGTATCTATCTGCTCCAGGGCTTTCAGCTTCAGCCGTTGTGCTTTAAACATCGTTTCCTCTGCCTTACTTGGACTGACTGGGCTACTCATAAGCTGCTTATACTCCTGCAGGTATTTCTTTCCTTCCTCCCCTTTGATACGATATTCGTAAAACGGTATAGCGGCGCACATGGCGGCCTTTCTGGAAATGATGGTGTATATGTCAGTATTTCCCAGGAAACCGTCTGTAATAGCCTTTCGCTGGTCAATATCTGGGTATGTGGGTACCTTTGGCCCTATATACGCAAGTGCATTAGCCACAGCCTGGTTTACCTGCTCCTGTGTAGTTTGAGTACGGCGCTTGAAATTGAAAAGGGAATTTAAAAATGTAACCATTCTTGTGGTTTTTTAAGTTCAAAAAACATGCGCATCATAAGTGTGTCGCTGTAATCTGGTGACCTGCCCAATAGCTCTTTTACCTTTTCCTTAGGGACTATTTCCAGTTTACCGTCGGCATCTGCATTCAGCCGCTTGACCTGCTCCAGCTCACCGGACAAGGTTTCCTGGACTTCCAGATTGCCATCAGCATTAACAAACATACGGCCCGCGTTAATAGCGGCAGCAAGCATGTAGTAGCACTGCGTCTTTAGATTCTTATAATTCTCGTCCTTATCGCTGTCAGGGTTGGGTAGCGGAGAACTATTGTTGACGAATCCCTGGCATCCTGGCAGCAGGTCCACTACGCCGCCGCCTACTCCGTCTTCGTCTATAATGATATTGGATCGTGGAACGCCGTGCTTTGTAGACAAATGCTTTATGAATTGGGCTACCTCCGCCGTGCTGCGCTTTTGTAGGGTATGAATGCTTTCAACACGCCAGCCGGACCAAAGCATAATAACCGTGTTGTCTTTGCCGAACCGGGCCACATCAGCTGTGATGTAGCTCTTCCCTTTATCGACAAATGTGTTGGTGAATAGGTCATCAATGGCTGACCGCGCGATTAGGGCATTATCGTCATCGTCATAGTCGAAATTTCCGTACAGCAAACGTTCTTTCTTTATCTTATCGGTAAGGCTTTGGAGCTTGGATATATATCCCTTATCTACGAAGGGATTGTCAGTGACCAGGGAGGGAAGGAAACGCCGATTGGCCGGCAATGTACCGGCCTTGTATGGCTTCCAGAACTCAGTATGACACCAGTTCTTTTTTGGATTGAGGGTAGTGAATATCTTCCCTAATATCCCGTACTTGTCATTAAGATGGCGCCCTACGCGAGATTTAAGGGTGTCGTATGCTCCATGGTTGATTTCCCCAGCTTCCTCTATCCATCCCCCGGTATACTCTATAGATCCATACCGCTCGTAAAAAGGATCACTTGGAAGGTATTTAAGGTCTAGCAGGTCAATACGGCTACCATTTGCAAACTGGATGTAATGATCCTGACCGTTGTATTTCCAGACTTCACCCTGCTTTATGCCGTATTCCTTCGCGACCTTTAGAAAGGTCTGGTATGTTGATTCCCGTAGGCGCTTTAATTCCTCACGGCCGATAAACCAACGGGTGCCAGGATAGGCAATGCACATCATTGCCAGCCAGCTACAACCGGTCCAGCTTTTTGCTCCTCCGGCGCCGCCGCCAAATGCAAATTCCTCTGTAATATCGTCAGTAAGGATATGGAGCGCCATCTCCTGGCGCTCATGCTTACGCCCATCCTGTATAACGATGGGATCAAAGCACCCCTCCTTAAAAAGGGAGGATATTATTTCGTATTGGGGGATGCTAAGAAGACTTGTTATTTCGCTCACTGCGCCTGCGTTGGATTTCAAGCAATAGCAGTTTATCCTCAGTTGACAGGCCGGAGAGGTCCGTCGTAATCTTTTGCCCGTCAGTAGTAATATCAGACTGGTCTTTCAAGCCCAGCTTACGGGAAACAATATTCTCTTTGAAAAATCCAGAAGAAGCGCCGTTATACTGTTGGGTGAAAATAATTTCCTCCACGCGCGTAATGATTGCGGAAAAGCCTTCGTCCTTCTCTTTATCTTCCGGGGGCAGAGCGGCCTTGAAGTCGCGGAGATATCCCTTGTTGACACCCCAATAAAGGCAAAGGCCCTCCAATGAGTATGGCTGTTTTACCGGGAGTGCAATAGTATACTCGGTGACGCGCTTTCGGTCAACAACCTTTTTTATGGGAAATTTCGATACCTCCAGCTTGTATTCTGGGTGTTCGTCAACCCACTGAAAGTATTCGCAAGCTGCTTCCCAAAGCAGCTTTGGCGACGCAAATAACTTGTGTCGCCCGTGTCTTGAACGAAGTTTATAAAACTCATTTCCTATTGGTGCTGCCATAATCCCTCCTATCCGATTTTACGGACCTTCAAACGGTGGGTGTACCCGCGTCTGCCTTCCGGTTGCCGGTTCTTGACGATCCTCAGATCTATCCATTCAGCGTTGCCTAGCAATCCGTGGAGGCGGGTCAATTCCTCTGTGAAAGCCTGGAAATTGATAGAAAAGTTAATGTGCCCCTCGGGGCTTGCCGGGTCGCCGCATTGTTTCAACCAGCACCCTCCCACTTTATCACTGTCCTTCACGTCACCTGGTTTGACCACGAATTTAGCAGAAAGGTGGCCATTTAAGCTCCTGTACTCAATGTATTTTTTTAGTACGTGATTATGTACTTGTTAGATTGGCCAGGGGGGCTCTTGGACGTGATGTACGTGATTATTTTTAAATTGAAAATGAAAAAGTAAATTATATATATAAAAATAAAAGGTATAAAGAATAGGGAATTGGCGTCCAATTGGTAAAAAGGTAGGCAACAAAAAAGCCTGAAACACAGCATGGTATTGCGTTTCAGGCGAAAAAAATCGAAAAAAATAAATCGAGTACAGAAAAATAAAATTGTGTACATCTCGTACCCTGTAATCAATAAAAATTACCAATTCCCTTCCTTTAGGTCAAATAATCTTTCAAGATATTCATCCGTATAAGTCCCCCATGCGACCGCTCCCTCTCCATCGCGGTATTGAGTTCGATGTTTTTTAGTAATGCCATCAGATAAATCTGTAAGGCCGAATACATCTTTAAAAACAATATTTGTGATAGTAACTTTATACTTAAAATCCTTCCAAAAGATGGAAATATCGGCTTCAAATGGCCAGTTTAAAACGGTTGGTGTAGAGCCCCATTTATGTCCAAAACTTTTATAGTCAACTAATGCCCCTTTTAAGCGTCCAGTAATGACGCTGCCTTCCTTTTTAAAATCAGTCAGGTTTTTCACTTTTGGGACAGTTTGCTCAAGTAAAAATTCCACCTGTGCGGCACTCATGCTATCCCTGTTATATACTTTTTCAAAAAAAACCTGCCCATTTTCTAATTTAAGATTTTTGTAAGCAGGAAATGTTTGTCCAAAGAGCGCGCCGCCAGGGATGGTAAAAAATAAAAGGGCCAATAATGATTTCATACATAGGGTTATAAAACGCAGTGTATCTGCGTTGTGGGTAAATAAAAAAATGTTTATAAGCGCAAATTGAATGCGTAGTGGAAAATTTATTTTGAATTTATCAAAAGCCCCAAATACCAAACAATGAAAAGAAAGAAGAAGAAACAGCCAGTCAAAGTTATCCCAATTCCCGCCATGCTAGAATGGTATCGGCGTCCATTGAATTCAGAACTTCTTCAAGGGGCACACCAGTGTGCTCTGCCTCAAACTTCGCCCACCGACGCCATAAAACCCTAACCATTGCCCGCTCCCTATTTACGAGAGTTACACGCTTTTGTTGATCTAACGAAGTTTCGTTATTTATAGTCAAATCTGGAAAAGCGTGTTGTAACTTTTGCAACGTCTTCATAGATGGGCTCCCATCTGCATTATTGAATATTGAAGACACCGTAGAATAAGCCAACCCTGTAGCTTCCGCAACAGCAGTTATATTAAGTTGTTTATCAGAAAAAAACTTTTTAATTAATTCATTTGTAGCCACTTAAATAGTATTTTAAAATAAATAAACGATTTCTCGTAATTTTATTTGGTTAGTAACGAAGTTTCGTTATATTTGTACTGTAATCGTACATCAAATGTACAGAATTAACGAAAATCTGCAATACGTATTAATACGGGAAATGTGAAAATGATAACTGAGGAGAAAAGGCTGGAGCTGGAGGATCTTATTGGCAGGGTAAATCTCACTAAGATCTGTGATCGACTAGGAGTGAGAAGGGCTTCTGTATATGAGGTGTTATCTGGCAAAAGCAGAAATGTTGAGTTGCTTGCCATGGTGATGGCAGAGGTTCGCAAAGAAGTATCAAAACAAAATCGCGTCTTAAAGAAAGTATAACCCTCAAAAATCAAACAACATATGGAACACATTGTAACAGCCGGTGCTACCGGTTACGAGATCGTCATGACTGCAGTTGCGGTTATTGTATTGATGTGGAAGGTAAACTTTCCTCGCTTGGTAATTGATTTCTTCACCTCTAAAGGCGACTGGAAATGATAGAAGCAAAATTCCAGGGGACGCCCGGATCCTGGACTGCAGAGGAGCTTTCGACGGCCTCCGGATCATACCGGCCTTACGTTATCCTGTCTCCGGAGGCCAGATCAGTTTGTAAGACATCATACCTATCAGGAGATCCTAAGCAGGAAAAAGAAAACGCTTACCTGATCGCTGCTGCACCGGATTTGCTGGAGGCGCTCATGTCATGCATGAGTGAGATAGAGGCTGGCGTAATTACGTCGCCTGCTTTAAAAAAGGCGGATGCTGCTGTCCGCAAGGCTCTTCACATTAAATAACTCGGTAATGGAGAATCACGTAATAGACATAGTGTGGCGCAATTTCGACCATGACACATGGAGTCTCCTCATAGCATATGATATAGACGGGGTGCAGGCTGAAGATGTTTTGATCCACCAAGAGGAGTTGAAGGAGCTATTATATACTGAAGGGTACATTTGCGACTACAATGCATTTGACGTGGCAGTAGAGGCAGAATGGTTTGGTACGAAACGTAAGATGTGGTGCGACTTCAGCCGGTTCATGACAGATGAAATGAGTGACCAGCTTTGTATCAATCTTCTTACCTCAAAAATCACCTCCAATGTCAAATAAAGCTACACTGCACCTGCGCTGCGCGCGCTGGTTGGAGTTATCATCACTTGCTACAAGTATGGCCGCTTATAATGCTGATCAGGCTCGTTCTACTGAGTTCGCGTCTTGCGCTGAGTTCTTTTCGCAACGCACAAGACGATATCAAAAAACAGCAGTCTATTGTATGACACGTTACGGAATTGCTATGAAGCAACTTGTATCAGATGATTATGTCTCTATTCACTCACTTGCCACAATTTAAACATGAAAAATTATCAATTACCTGCGGATAAGGTACTCATATTGCGTACTTGCAAAAATGACATGTCATCTTATAACGGATTTATCTGGCCAGAATCCGGCTTTGTAGAAGCCCCAGACTGGAATGATGATACGAAGTGTGGACATGGGTTGCATGGTTGGCTTTTTGGTTCTGGAGATTATGATTTGAAATATAAGGAAGTTGGAGCCAAGTGGCTTGTGGTTGAAGTGGAGGCGAATCAGGTTCGAGAGCTGAAAGGAAAAGTGAAATTCAAAAACGGAACAGTCATCTACAGCGGAGGGTATAAAACAGCATATGACTTAGTCATGAAATGGTTCTGGATCCGTCATGCTGCTGAATTGAAAGCAATGGAGTTAGTGGATGGAGCTGCAACTACTTCATCTGAAGATGGCGTTAGTGTGGTTACAACGAAAGACAAATCGCACGCATCCGCCACCGGTTACTACGGGCACGCATCCGCCACCGGTTACTCCGGGCACGCATCCGCCACCGGTTACTCCGGGCACGCATCCGCCACCGGTGAATCCGGGCATGCATCCGCCACCGGTGAATCCGGGCATGCATCCGCCACCGGTAACTACGGGCACGCATCCGCCACCGGTTACTCCGGGCACGCATCCGCCACCGGTAACTACGGGCATGCATCCGCCACCGGTAACTACGGGCACGCTGTAGTCCTGGGACAATATGGAAAAGCTCAGTGTGGAGAAAATGGCGCGGTAATACTTACCTACTGGGACGGTAAACGCCTCCGTCATATAGTAGGTTATGCCGGCGAAGGAGGCATTGAATCAGGAAAGTGGTACATGCTCAATGGTAAAAATGAGCTTATTGAAACAACTGTTGAAAAATGACCCCAGTAAAGGAATGGAGCGGAACCCTTCAATTATTCATAGATGGGAAGTTAGTTTGCAAGCGCCGGTTTCTTAGCGCTAGATCAAGGAAAGAATTGATACGGGACTGGTGCCGCTCATACCAACTGGAAAACAAAAACTATGAAATCACGATTCTCCACGACAACTAAGCGGCAGGATAATATCATAATGATCATCGGTTTAGCTATATCAATTGCTGCTGGTGCACTCATCATCTACTGCATGTATAAAGCCAGATTATGAAAGCTGTTTTTCACAACCAGGAAGCCCAGCAAATCAACTTTCTTGATAAGCGTTACTACACAAAGGACAATGTCACTTACTACCCGTCAGTCACCACAGTGCTGGATGCTTTGCCAAAAGGATTTGCGCTGGAGCAGTGGAAAAAAGACTTGGGCCACAACGCGGACTTAGTGCTGGAGCGTGCGGCAAAAGAGGGGTCAAATGTTCATGATGCCATTGATTCATATTTGCATGGTGCGGAAATCAGGTGGATGGATGAAACAATAGGGGTCTGTTACAACATGTCAGAGTGGATCAGCATACTGCGTTTTGTAGATTTTTTTGAAACAGTACAGCCGGAGATTATTGCGACAGAGCTTACAATGATTTCTGACCTGCATCGCATCGGTGGCACCACTGATCTAGTTTGTATGATTAACGGAGAGGTATGGTTGCTGGATTACAAAACGTCAAACAGCGTGTATGAGAGCCAGGAAATACAGACCGCCGCCTACTCTACCATGTGGAATGAAAGCCACCCGGATTTACAGATACAGCGTACCGGCATCGTGCATTTGAAGGCAAAAACACGAGGAGCTGATAAAACAGGGAAAAAGATGCAAGGTAAAGGCTGGCAAGTGGTTGAGCCGGACAGGTCAATTTCTGAGAACTGGGAATTATTTCTTCATCTGAGGGCTGTTTGGGACCGGTGTAACCCAGATTACAGGCCAGATAACATAACGATGCCGGACAGGGTAAAACGTAAATAATTATTGATAAATAAAAAAAATAAAAATGGGTCTTAAAAAAAACGAGCACAAAACGTATGTGTCAATTAATGGCAATGGGAAGATTGCTCAACGCGTGACCGAGAATACACCTGGAGCTGTATCGCGCACGCTGGAAAGCGGCAAAGTGATCCACCAGATGGAATATGATTACATAGAAGGCAGGATCACGGGCATGAACTTCTATGAACACAAGGAGTTTGGAAATTTTCTGAACGTGATCATCGATGACGAGTTCGTCCTGCAGTTGAAATCCAGCAGCCGGTACTTTTACTCCTTCTGCTACGCATTGCCGAACATTGATTTGACCAAAGATGTGAGACTTAACCCTTGGCGCAAGCAGGATGGCGATAAGGTAAAGCAAGCCCTTTACGTTAACCAAGGCGGTAAAGAGTCTGTTGCATGGTATTTTACCAGGGACAATCCGAACGGCCTACCCGACATGGTAAAGATCAAGGTAAAGGGGAAAGAGACTTGGGATGATTCCGCGCGCTTGGAGTGGATGGAAAACTACATTAAAGACAACATCCTGCCTAAGCTTGGTGCAGCAGTATCCGTATCTGGTCCTGATGACGAAGGAGACGCTGATGACCAGGGCGGAGAAGACCTGCCATTTTAATTGATTTTTTCACCTCAAAAAATAAGCAATGAGTTCAGTTGAATCCATCCTACCAAAGGTAGAGAAGCGTTACCTGCGCTACGATTTCACTGCCGTGGAGTTACATGAAAAGAGCCAGGAATTGGCCGCTAAAAATTTGGAGATAGTGAATGTGGAGAATGAGAAAAAGGAGGCCACCGGCCAATTTACATCCCGCATTGCCTCTATTAAATCCAGCATCGGCCAGCTTTCGGACAAAGTAGCCAATGGCTATGAGATCCGGGAAGTAACCCTGGATGTTCAGTACCACACTCCTAAGCAGGGCTATAAAACGCTCATACGTAAAGATACCGGAAAGCGCATCGAAGAGAAAATGACAGACAGCGACTGGAATCTTTGGACGCAATATGATGAAGCCAACAAGCCTACCGAATCCCAACCGGCGGATGTACCGGATATTGTCCGGACACAGGTAGGTGACCAGGATAATCCCCCTGCGGCAGACGAAGAACCATTTTAACAACCGGGGCGCCACGGCGCCCCATAATTTTCAACCCAGTGCAGCTAAGAGATTACCAGGTAGAAGGAAGTGTGAAGGCAGCAGCAATACTGGAGCAGCATGGCCTGTGTTACTTCGCATGGGAGGTGCGCACCGGAAAAAGCCTGGCAGCCCTGGCTACAGCACAACTTGTTCCGGGGGTACGCAGCGTGCTTTTCGCCACGAAGAAAAAAGCTATTGGCAGCGTCATCAACGACTATGATGCGCTGGCGCCGGACTATAAAATCAATGTGATCAATTTCGAGGCGCTACATCAGGTAGTTTGCAATTATGATTTGGTGATCATTGACGAAGCACACACCTGTGGCGCGTTTCCATCCAAGCCAGAACGAACAAAGCAGTTGCAGGAAATTGCAAAAGGTAAGCCAGTAATTTTTTTGTCTGGAACCCCAACGCCGGAGAGTTACTCGCAGCTTTATCATCAACTGGCCATCAGCAGTAGATCCCCGTGGAGTGATCATACAACATTTTATTCCTGGGTAAAAGCTGGGTACGTTGAGAAGAAGAAGCGCTATGTATACAACCGGGAATTTGTTGACTACAGCAATGCCGACAAGGACCGCATAAAGCAGGATACAGATCACATTTTCCTGTCGTACACCCAGTCAGAAGCAGGATTTGAGCAGTTTGTGCGGGAGGAAATTTTGGTGGTTGACATGAAGCCGGCAACTTATACCCTAGCGCAGCGTATTATGAAGGACCGGGTATACAAAGGTAGGAATGGAGAGACCGTTATTGCCGACACTGCGGTAAAGGTGATGAATAAATGCCACCAGATTTTTAGCGGCACGGTGATCACTGATGACGGTAATGCAATAGCATTTGACCATTCTAAGGTAACCATTATCCAGCAACAGTTTCACGGGAAAAAGATTGCGATATTTTACAAGTTCGATGCCGAGGGAGGCATGCTGAAATACGCCTACGCCGGACAGTGGACTGACAATCCGGAACTTTTCAATGCTAGCGACAACCTAGTGTTTATTTCCCAGGTCCAAAGCGGGCGTGAGGGTGTGAACCTGAGCACAGCCGATGCGCTCATCATGTTCAACATTGATTACAGCGCCGTAAGCTACTGGCAGGCCAGGGCCAGGATGCAGGCAAAGGACCGTGCGCGTGAATCCGTTGTATACTGGTTATTCTCTCGCGGGGGCATCGAGGAGAAGATTTACCAGTCGGTGATGGATAAAAAAGATTACACGTTATCCTATTTCAAAAAAGACTTTAAGTATGAGGGAGTCAAAAGTACAAACCAGGATAAGGGAGAAGTTGGAAAAAGCAGGGTGGTTCGTGCTCAAGATCATTCAATCCAATAAAAACGGCATTCCTGACCTGTTTGCGTTCCGCGATGGCCGCACGGTTTGGATCGAGGTAAAGGCGCCCGGTAAAAAGGCCGACCCTTTACAGGAATTACGGATGGAAGAGTTGACGGCGGCCGGCATGGAGGCTTACGTAGTAGATAGTATTGATGTGCTTAAATACATTTTGGACATATGAGTAATTTACTTGCCGCAGCGAAAAAATATATTACCCTTGGTTTCTCAGTTATTGCGACAGATGCCAACAAGCGCAGCATATTCAAGTGGACGCACTACCAGAAAGAGAAAATAACTCAGGATGCACTGGCGACAATGTTCGCCAGCCATAAAACAGCGGGCATTGCCATCATATGCGGAGCCATCAGCGGAAATCTGGAGGTGGTAGACGTGGATTGTAAATACGACCTCTCAGGGCGGCTATTTGAGGAATTTATGCAAGCTATCGTCGACGCCCTTCCCGACTTAGCGCATCGTCTGGTGATCGCCACCACTAAGTCGGGCGGTTATCACATTATGTACCGTTGCTCCGCGCTCCAGGGCAACTTAAAGCTAGCGCGACGTGGCGCCACCGATGAAGAGCTAATCCAGGAGCCGCATGATAAGGTTCGCGTGCTGATCGAGACGCGCGGAGAGGGCGGCTACGTGATTGCGGCGCCTACAGATGGATATGCTTATTCACAAAATACCATAAGGGATCTACCAGAGATTACTTCGGAGCAACGTGAGACAATCTTTGAAATAGCACGTAGTTTTAACCAGCTCATGGAGCCGGTGAGCCACCAACATAAATTTGTAGAGCAAAAAACATACAGCAAAAGTCCATTCCGTGATTATAATGAGCGTGGTGATGTGGTAGGGCTGCTGCAGGCGCACGGATGGCAGGTAGTACGGACTACCGAAAGGCAGACCATTTTTAAACGCCCAGGCAACTCCACTAGCAAGACCAGCGGGGACTACGATCACGACAAGGGTTTTTTTGCCGTGTTTACCACCTCATCCATTTTCGAGCCCATGAAGGGATACCGGCCCTGCGCTGTGTACGCAATGTTGGAGTGTAATGGCGATTACAAAGAAGCTGCAAAGAAGCTGCTTGCGATGGGTTACGGGGAGCCGTACAAGCCGGTTGCCAAGGCCGTGAAAAAATTCATAAAAAAAAACAAGCAGCTAGGAATCACAAATGAGGATCTTCAAGTTGGCCTAAGTAAAACATTCAACATTTCATTTCAGGATGCGGGAGAAGACATCCTGGCTTACGAGGCAGAAGAGCAGGCCGCCGCTGGCGAATTTTGGCACTGGAACAGCATAGATGAAAAACTCTCCATCATCTACATCCGCTTCGTTAAATTCTTGCAGCAACAGGGTTTTGGATTGTACTTCTACGATAAGTCCTCCCCCATCTTCAAGATTATCCACAACGACGCCAACCGCCTGGAAGAGGCCACAAGTGAAAAGATAAAGAAGTTCATCCAACACTACCTGGAGGGATATGATTTTGACGGACTGGAGTACACCCAGGAGCAACTTCTGGAAATTATTTACAAATCAGAAAAGTTGTTTGGCGAAAAGCTATTTGAGTTCCTGCAACCGGTAACACTGGACTTCCTGCGAGATACAAAAGACACCTGCTACTTCCCTTTCCGCAATGGCATCGTGGAGATTACACAGGGAGAATTTAAGTTGCGTAGCTACGGGGAGATGAATAAGGTGATCTGGAAGAGCGACATAATTAACCATCACATTGATATTGATCTGTCTGATGATTTTGAATGTGAGTTCTCTGATTTTATTGGTAAGGTGTGCGGGAATGACCAAGATAGAATACTGAATGCCTGCTCCATCCTGGGATATATGCTTCATAAGTACAAGCACCCTGCTTTTCCGCATGCTGTGGTATTCGGAGAGGAGACAGAGGATGAGTCAAAAGGCGGTGGTACTGGCAAGGGTATACTTGTGCGTGCGCTGACGGAGATGATGAGCGCGGAGATCATTGACGGAAAGAATTTCAAGATCGACAAATCATTTGCCTTCCAGCGCGTGGGGCTGGACACAAAACTGATAGTAATACAGGACATAGAGAAGAATTTCGATTTTAAAAAATTCTACTCCATCATCACTGAGGGTATAACTATTGAGAAGAAAAATAAAGACGAGCTCTACATCCCGTATGAGGATAGCCCTAAGCTCTCCATCACAACCAACTACACGATAAACGATGAGGGGAACCATGCGAAGCGTCGTCTAAAGATCATGGAGTTCTCCGGATACTTCCACCCCGGGCACTCTCCGCAGGATGAATACGGGCACCTACTTTTCAACGACTGGGATAGCGACGAATGGAACAGGTTTTACAACTTCATGTTTTATTGCGTTCGCTTATACCTGATGAAAGGTATAATAGACCTGGATCAGGGGGGTAAGTATCGGCGCAAAAAGATCAAAGGACAGTTCGGTGAGGAGTTTATGGAGTGGTTCGATGACTATAGCAGCAACGGTTGCGCCAACTGGAACGAATTTTCGGCAAAGTATAACGATTTCCTCGGTAGTAATGATCTTGACAAGAAAGACTATTCTATAAAGCGCTTTAAAAAAGGCCTCCAAGTGGCTGCTGATAATTTTTCTTTCAAGTTGGAGCAACGGCGGAACCGGCAGAATAATAACAGGTATGAACTGAGATTAATTAAAACTACTTAAACCGCGCCGGCCGGCAGCCGGCATTGAGGATATGAAAACTGGAATTTTAGAATCACTTCACGAAGTGAATGAAAAAAGGAGCATTGAAGCCTTTGGCTTCCCCCTTGCCGACTGGTCGGAAATGGAATGGTGCTGTGCGATCGCCGGAGAGGCGGGAGAGCAGATCAACTTCGTTAAAAAACAGCGGAGGGACGAAGTTGATCTGCGTGAGGAAATAGGCAAGGAAATGGCGGATGTGATCATTTACATAGACCTACTGGCTGCCCGTATGGGAATTGACTTACCGGAAGCTATACGACAGAAGTTTAATGAGGTGTCCGGCAAAAAAGGTGTTGATATTAAAATTTAAGCCATGAACATAGTACAGCAGAAAGCCAGGGAGGCGGAACCAGTTTTCAATATTGGAGACACAGTGCAATATGTTGGTACTGATTTGAAGAAAGAACCTCCCGGTACATGTAGATTTGATTGGGCAGTCGAGTACTGTCTTACAGAAACATTATACAAAGTAGTTGATGTAAGTGATTTGGGTGAGATTAGAATCAAAGGAGAGCTAAATCCATTGATGCCCGCAGGTAGTTTCCCAGATGAAATTTGGGTTAATCATCATCAGTTCACTCACTGGCAGCCGATGCCGCAAATGTGAAAGAATGAAGCTATCAGAAGTATTAAAGAGTGCCCGTAAAGAAAAAGGGTTGCGGCTAAGGCAGGTCCAAGAGACAACAGGAATATCAAATACTTATATATCACAGCTTGAAAACGGAAAAAATAATAGCCCATCAGCAGAAGTACTTTATAAGCTCTGTTTATTATATGGGCTTGATGTCAATAGCACATTTAAAATAGCATCTGAACAATGACACCTGAACAGCAACAGGCCCTGTACGAGGCCAACGTTTTGAAGATCGCCGAGGAAATGGCGCGTGATGTTTTTGTAAGAACTGCCGTAAAGCGAATCTATATTCAAGGATGGGAGGGGATCAATGAAAACATCCGTAAAGAATTGATTGCAGATTGTATTCCAGCCGCCCGCATCGCCCTGAAGCACATGGCGGAAGAATATATACAGGGAGCTGGTTGCAGGGCGCCCGATAATATATGTTCTGATGAATTTAATTATTTGGTCAATTATCATTTACAATCACGCGGCCTCGTACCAGCAAAAGCGAATCGTAAGTAAGTATCATTTGCAACGTGATTGCAAAAATATTTCAAACTTTTTTCGCACTTTACTGGAACCCGTAAGGTAATGTGGTGGCGGTTTTCGACCTTTACAGTACAATAAAACAATCACCATGAAACAAACAAACGAAGAGCTCAAAGCACTGGATGCTCAATGGCTCGAAAAATTCAACGCCGTAGTCGCTGAACGTGATCAGTACATGATCAAATGCGAAGATCTGGAAGCCGAAAAAAAGGCACTTCAGACAGCCATCAACCAACTTCTGAGCGCATTCATGTTCGGTGGGCCACTCCGGCAGGCTGACATCGAAGAGATAGCGGCACAGAACCACCTGAAGCTGGTCACCGCATCCTCCCAACGTAAAGCAGCAGCCAAGTACTACCCGCCGAAAGAGGAAAGCGAATCCTAAACAATCACCCAGGCGCCTGGATAACACCGGGCGCATATTAAAAAAATAATAAGAAATAAAAATGCAAATAGCTTTTTCGCCGCAAGAGGTGGCTGATATGTGGGGAGTGCACTACAACACGGTAGTGAAGGCGATAAAGGAACGCAGGCTCACTGCAACAAAATTTGAAGGCGCCTGGCGCATCACTCAAGTTGCGCTAGACGCCTATATTCAGAAAAGAACTATTAAGGCAAAGGGTTAGTCCCAAACTACAGATACGGATGAATTTATATCGTCATCCGCAAGTCGGTCTAGGTATCTTTCTGTGATGATTACATTTGAATGCCCTAAGGCATCTTTAAGAACGTCGGTGGAGACGTTCTTTTTTTTCGCCTGGAACGCGAAGCTATGACGTGCCATGTGAAATTTCAGAGGGAATGGAATTTTGACCATGTCACCAATTATTTTAAGGAATGAGTTTACTGAGGTGTTTACACTCCCTTTCTTTGACCGAAGATCGGCAGGCCCTGTAATTACTTCTTTAATAAACGGGAACACATACGGGCCATTCCTTGGCAACTTATAAAATATTGCCCTCATTTTAGGATGAATATTGATGTACCTCCAAGCCCCTCCTTTATTCATTTGGTACTTGAAGTCATCGTCTTTAATTTGTGGCCAGGTTAAAGTGCACACATTTTCAAATCTCATCCCTTGAGCATAAAACGAAAACAGAAAAGCATCCCGCACAAGGTCAATGTAACTCCCCCGTTCCAACGGTAACCGCTCAATGCCAGCTATTTGCTCCGGTGTTAACCGGTTAATCTCTGGCTTTTTCATCTTTAGCACTATGAGATTAAATGGATTTGGTAGAGAACATAATCCTTCTTTAGCCGCCTGGTTATATAGCGTGCGAAGTGATTTTATTTTGTGCATTGCGGTGTTGTGTGAATTGCCTTGTGATTTACAGTACAACACAAAGTCATTTATCCAATCTAGGGATATTTCATGGAAATAAACATCTCGCTTGAAATATTCTGTCATCTGATTAGCGACATTCCGATACCGGAAAAATGTTTCTACTTGTTGTTGCTTTTTAAACTGTTCGGCCCTATGTCGGATATACTGAGTGAGGTTGTTTGACGTTTTTGCGGAACCGCCTTCTACGTATCCTACTCCAGGCACAATGCATTCCAGTACCTCTCTCCTTTTTTCCTCAATTGCAGCGTTCATGATAGCAGCATCTGTGTGTTTTACTACCCTTCCATCCTTGAATTGATGCTCCTGAATACTATATCCAGTGTACACATACTGTACCTTTTTTTCATATACGTAAATAGCTATAGGAAAACTACCATCATTCTTTTTCCGGTGTTTTTTTACAATGACTTTTACAATTGCCATATTCTTATTGGTTTTAAATGGTTGTAAAAAAAATTGGCTGATGGTTGTAAAAATAAGCGGTGTAAACGTAGTGTATCTGCGTAAAGATAGGTGTATTGTAAAAACTGATAGAAGCGCCGCCAAACGACAAAAGCCGCTACTGTAGCGGCTTTTGTGATAAAATAAAGTGTCCCGGATTGGATTCGAACCAATGACCTACTGCTTAGAAGGCAGTTGCTCTATCCAGCTGAGCTACCGAGACATTTTCCAGCAGGGAGCGGCAAAATTAAACCATTTTACCATACCAAAAAAA